TATTCATGCCAAACTATCCACTGGATTGCCCTCTGCATCAAAGTATATCGGCAATCCATCTGGCCCTGTTTGGCTGTATCCTTGCAAATACCGCTCATCTGGGCCTTCAACAGTCAATGCATTTTTATATTCTGCTGTGTTTTGAAACTGTTCTGGGCTCAAGATGCTGCCATCTGGCCTTTGATATGCAATAGACCCATCTGCAAGGGTGATTTGCTTCGCCGTTACATCAAAATTTTCGCCAGTCATGTATCTACGCATGTACGCTGGCATAAACTTATAGCCACCGCCACCGCGAGAATATCGATTGTAATCCTCAAAAGTTCCGCGAGTGCCGTAAACGCCTGTTCGCTCGTTTTCATCGCGGTTGCCTTCAAAAGCCGCCGTTGAAATGTTAACATCATCTATTGATGTCGGATACCCCACAGATGTATCTTGGACCGCGTAATTTACCGCTGCGTTGATTGCATCTTGCCCAGAAAGACCACCAACAACACTATCTATATCGCTGTTAAGTGAGCTTTCTGGCCGACCAACATAACCAAAATTATCAGTCATATTTTTTGCACCTTGATATAGCATCCCCGGTATTGAATAATTATACAAAGCCCCCGCCACTCCAGTTGGTTCTAACCCAGAACCCAATGGCGTTGCCCCTGAAGCATTTGAAATACCAGAAATCATATTACCGCTAAGATTTCCGCTGGCCGCAGCTTCTGCCGCTGTGACATAGCCATCGCCATCTAAATCTGCATTTACACCGCCTGATGCACCAAAAACTTCACCGCCAAAGTTTTTACCGCCGCCATCAATCATATCTTGAGCAGCCGAAACCACTGAGCCGTCAGCTCTAGTATATCCCCACTTATCATCTGTTTGGGTTTCGTTATATGAATTTTTGTTTGGGTTTTCCACCATAGCAGGCAAACTATTAGTAAAACTAGATGGAAGAGGGCCACCATCGTTTGATGTGTCATTTGCCATGCCTGAAATAACATTTCCAGAAAATGTTGTTCCTCCAGCTTCTATAGATTGCCCTGTTCTATCATCAACAAGATTACCATCTACATAAGATGCTCCGTCATTTGGAGTAAAGGCGTTTGCCAAAGCCTCCGCAAAGCTGTTTCCACTGCCGCTGTTATCTTTGTCATTGTCATTGCCGCTATCGTTGTCGCTACCACCACCACCAAAACACATTATGCCATCCTCTTCTGTTGTTGTACTGGGGGCTGTGGTGCAGGCTGTGCCGCCACATTCATTTGCGGCTGTGGCATTGCATCTGCAATTGCACTCAGCGCACCCATATCACCCGCGCCCATTCTTTCGCGGATCTCAGCCACTTTATTCATCAAGTATTTCCCCATATCCATAGGAGGCTGGCCCTGTGGCCCTCCTTGCATGGGAGGATTAGGAGGGCCACTTCGTGGACCCTGCTGCGGTAAACCGCCGAACGCAGCAGGATTAATTGGAGGAAGTCTATACTCTGGGTACATTCTTCATCGCCTCCATCTGAATTTTAGCTGCGTTCTTTTCCCTCTCAAGCTGCAACTCTGCTTCTAGCTTGGTGATCTTGGCCTGCATATCTGCTTGCGCCTTGGCCATTTCGATCTCCATATCCTGCCTTGCTTCTGCTTGCTTGATCTGAATGTTTGATTGCGCCTTGGCTTGGTCCGATTGGATCTGCGCCTGCGTTCTCGCTTTCAGAGCTTCTGTCTCCAGCTTGGCCAATTCCTGTGCGTATTGCAAAGGATTTCCTTGCTGTCCACCCTTTTGACCCATACCGCGCAACGCTTCGATCTGTTTCATCTGAGGCGATGCCGCCACAACTTGTGCAGCGCGTTGGCTAATTAAGCGATCTTGCTCTGGATCTACATCGTTAAACTTGACCTTCATTTCTTTGAAATCTGGCAGTGGTGGCAGTGGGATATTAACGCTTGCCTCCATGCGCTGACGGTACAGCAATGCGATATGTTCCGCGATATGCGCGATCAATACAGGCTGCATTGCCTTTGCACCGGGATTGCCAGCCAAAGATGGATCTTGCAGGAACTGCATGTGAACCGCAATGTGCGCGTCATGGTCCTGCTCTGGGAATGCGCGTATGGGCTTGCCATACATCACGCTCATGTTCTCATCGATTGGGTCCATCTGAACCGCCTCTTCAGGCTTCTTCAGGATCTCATCAATGTTTGGAATGCGGATCGCTTCGTACATGCGCTTGTATGCTTCGTAAAGATCGTGAAGCTGTGGCGCTGATCTAGACATTTCCAAAACAGCTTGCGCCTGTGCGATGCGCTGGGCTGTAGAAAAGATATTCGGGTCCGACACTGGCACGATGTCAATGCGATCATCAAAGTCAGTCCGATAGATAATATCTGCTGCCCCGACCTTCGCAAAGCTAAACTCATCAGGCAAATTCTCTGCGTTCAGACCAGCCAGAAGTTTAAATTCTTGGCCCTGTGCGTAATGCAGGCGCTTGTGAATTGCGCTGAATGCTTTGGAACCCTGCTCAATAAGCGCGACTGTAGATCCAACTGGAGCGTTTGGATTCACGTCACCGACATTGAGATCAGCAGTGCTGGCAAAACGCTGGCCTGCTTCAACAATGTAACCCAGCAAGCTGAACAGCGAGCTGCTTGGTTCTTTGAATGGCAAGGGCATAATTGCCTTGTTCACATCATCGACTGTGCTGTCGAGATCCACAAACTCACCGGGGCTGATCTGCATGTCGCCGCCATTAACGCGGCCACGCAGCTTGAAGCCACCCTGCATGTTGGCAAATGCTGCACTGTCGAGAAGAGCGCGAAGCGAACCAGTCGCTGCTTTTCCCAAGCCGCCGATCATATGGTACAAGCCAAAGCCATAGAAACCTAGACCGGGCAAGAACTTGTAGCTCACAAACCAGTCACGGCGCTTTTTCATCTCATCGTCTTGCTTCCAGTTGCGTCGAACACTGACAACGCGCTGGTTTTCATAATCGATTGTGATGACATATGGGATGGCGACAGCGTTTTCGTCTGCCTCATCGCTATCCATTTCTTGGCCATCGATGCCTTCGAACAAGTCATAGACGTGCATTTCGAGCAGCGTCATCACATCGTCTTGACTGTTTTCGCTATATTCGTCAACGCCTTCGATCTCTCCGATCACGTCATCGATGGGATCTACGCTGTCTCCAATGTAGGCTGTCGGGAGGTAGTAACCGTTTTTAACATATCGATTGAAATCATTCTTCGGCATACGGATGACGTGCGTATATCGCGGCGAGGTGTAAAGATCCTTGCTTTCTGGGGCGACCACAAAGTCTTCAGCCTTTACAAACTGGCTGCACTGCCGATCCATGTTGGCATCCCACCATACTTTCTTGAAGGTGTGGCCGATCAGGGGGAGGTGAAACAGCATTTGGTCCAGATCAGGGAAATACTCAGGCATTTCCTGCGTGATCTGATAGTTCATAAACTCTCGCACCCTGCGAGCTTGCTCTTCCATTTTTTCGTCTGGCTCGCCAATGATGACAGATTTGACTGGACCGCCTGATGGGTACAGCTCCGCAACAGCGCGAGCGTTAAACTGGGTTGCTGCTTCTGCGATCATTGGGTGAATGACAATGGACAGACCGCGAGTTGCGCGTTCATCTTCGCTTTCATCAAGGCCACCGTCTGGATCTAGCGTCTTCAAGCCTTGCTTGTAGCGGTTTTCCCATTCGGATCTGGCTTCTTTATCGTTTTCAAAAAAGCCAATCAGTTCCTGCGCTTTTCGCGCCAGCTCTCTTTCGTCAATTGTTTCCGCAAGGTTTTGATCAAACTCTGCGTCTTCCAATTCTTCCATCATATCCAACTCTGGATCGCCAATAAGAACATCGCCGTCTGGAAGTTGTTCGACCATTAGATCGTCTGATGGAGCGCCTTCAGCAAACGGGATAATGTTTTCTGGTTCAGCCATAAAGCGTCATCCTTCTTTTTTCTACAAAATCGTCATCATCTGGATCTTCACTATGACCCACAAACCATCCTTTTCGCAACCGTAGCCAAGCCTGTGTGCATGTATCAACAACATCATCATTAGGATGTGCTGGGAACGCCGCGCATATATCAATTAAATCTTTAGCCCATTTTCTGCTGGAAGGGAAGAAAATCCTTCCATCCTCCAAAAGTGCGGAGCTGGCATGGGCGCGAGCCTCCTTGTCACGATCTGGGCTGTAGGCCAAAACTGGAACGCCTGCCATGCGTAAATCTTGCAGCAAGGATTGCCCTGACGCTTTCTTTTCGATCAGTACAGCGTCTGGCTCCCACTCTTCGTAAGCCTCTTGAGCCAGCCTGCGTAGGTCAGGATAGCTTACCTTGTCGTACCAACACTCAAGCACAATGGCGCATGTTGCGCCTTTATGGGTAAACACGCCCCAAGTGGTTCTGGCGCTGAAGCTGGAGCTTTCCTTGGCCTCGAATGCGGTATCGTATGATTGCAGCACATATTCGATATCGGGCAAGTCTTCCTTTTCCCAAGGAACCCACCAGCTTGCCTTCAGGATTCCACCACCTTTTGGCGCTGGGCGCTGCTGTAGCTGACCAGCGGCTGCGTAAGATCCAAGGCTGCGCTCTAATGTTGACAGGGTTCTGTCATCAATGCGTTCAGGCCACAGCAGCTCACCCTCTTTGGTGCGCGGATCTGAGAAGCCCAGCACTGATTTGCTTGGGGTTGGGTGGCCGATTTCGTATCTGGCAGGCAGGCATAGGTGGTTCCACTCATTGCCCAGCTCATTGGCCAAGATATGTCCTGTGAGATCCAGCTCATGGACGCGCTGCATAATGATGACGAAAGCACCAGTGCGCGGATCGTTAAGCCGTGTTTGCATGGCCTGATCCCACCACTCCAGAACGCCTTCACGCACCTTGGAGCTGTCGCTGTCCACTACGTTGTGCGGATCATCGATGCAGATAATGTCACCGCCATCACCAGTCAGAGCGCCGCCGACAGACGTTGCTATGCGGTATCCTGTCTTATCGTTTTCGAATCTTTGCTTCTGGTTTTGATCGCCAGTTAGTTCGAACTTTTCACCGAAGTGGCGTTTGTACCACGGGCTGTCGATCAGGCGGCGGCACTTGGTGCTGTCTCTGATGGACAGGGAAGAGGCATATGATGCGTACAGGAACTTTTTTTCTGGCTGGTGGGTCCACGTCCAAGCTGGCAGCGCAACGGCCACGCTGATCGACTTCATGTGTCGAGGAGGCACGTTTATGATCAGTCGTTTGATGTCGCCTTCTGCCACTGCTTGGAGGTGATCGCTGATTGCATCGACGTGCCAGTTGTTTTGAAATTCAACGCCCGGTTCAATCGTCGGCCAAGCTGCTTTCGTAAACTCCCTCAATGATCTGCGGTATTTCTCCGCTCTGACTTGCTCCAGAGTTAGATTGCTCAAAAGCTCTTTCAATTGCTGCGAGTTCATTAACGCCAATCCTTGTTAGGTCGAGTGTGACCGTTGTTTCTGTTGCGACCTTATGCTCCTGCTTATCCACCCAGCCTGCGCGGTTCTTTAGATAGAAGATGATGGCGGTGTTATCGCGTTCCAGCGTTGCATTTTCGAAGAGCGCGTTGGTTACTTCTTCGATCCCCATCGCCTCGCCCCTTTTTATAGCGTCCAAGAAATCCACATTTTGCTCCTGAATTTCAAAGAATTTAGAGCGTGAAATTCCCAGCGCAGCAGCACATTGTTCTTTCGTTAAGCCTTGCGCCATTGCTCTTTCTGTTCTTTGCAGCACTTCTTCAGTGACTTCGAACTTGGGTCTTCCAACGGGGTTTTTAGATTTTTTCTTTGCCATGTTAATACCTTTCTAACTTTGAATGTAATTTAGAAGTTCAAAAAAAGAAAGACCCGCCGAAGCGGGTCAGTTGTATGAGGTCGAGGCAGGCCACAGGCGTGGATCTGTCGAGCAGTAATTATTGATAGCGTCTTTAGCGGTTTGGGTACAGAGTTTTTTTACTGATGGTTTTATTCCAACGCGGCCAAGGTCGAGGCGATCTGCATCCCAGCATGTTTGGACTGTGATGTCTGCGTCTGTATATCCATCTGAATGATATGTGAGTGCTTCATCTAGAAGGCGCATATCTTTATTGGACAGGTCGAACCATTTGCCTCTGATTGAGTGGGCATATTTTGCTGCACGATATCCATGCTGTGGATCTCTGCTTTCGTTTCTGCGTTGTGTGTCGTGCAGGAGCGCGAATATATCGACAACTTTTGTGTTGGCATTTTCTGCTTTTGCAATGTGTCTTCCGTTTTGGAACACACGCGCCCAGTGTTGGAAGCCATGATATCCTTGATGGTTCATTTGGTATTGATCGTAGCAATGCTTTGCGAATTGTTTATTTACCATGCGAGCATAAACACCAGCAGTGCAGTGACTAGGATTGCGAAGACCATTCCTGTTACGATTTCTTTTATCCATCCTTCTGGTTTGAAGTCATAGACATCGACATGGCCGCGCAGATTGATTGCTATGTACATTCCTTCTTCGGCTGGCACTTCACCTGTTTGTGTGTGGACCCACAGTAATTCTGAGCCTTTTCTTTTTGAGGAGTTTTCCTGCACCCAATCTGGGAAGTTTGATTTGAAGCCTGTGAACTTCCAAGATTTAACTATCATGTTTTGCTCCAAACATTTTATCCATCAGGCTTTTGCCTTTGGTGGTTAGTGTTATGTTTCTTTGCCGCCTATCTTTCATATCCATTTTGATATCGATTAGTTTGGCTGCTTTGACTTTTCCTCTGCCATTTTCTGACAGTGAGTGCAGCACTCTATTGACGCAAGATTTTTGCATATCCAATTTGATTATGAGATCCGCGCTATTGATTGGTTGTGTTTTGCAGATTTCTGAGAACACCAGCATGTGATTGATTGAAGTTTGCGCGTTGTCTAACGCAGTTGTGAAATTTTTGATTTGCGTTTCGAGCATTTCTATTTGTTTCATTTCATTCCTCTCTGAATATATCTTTGGCCAAATCGATTGGCACTTCGATTGTTGATGACCTGAAGTCACACGTCAAACATTTCCGTCTGCGTTTAATTGTTTGAAAGCCATACGTCAGATTTGGTCTTGAGTCTATGGCTGTCATTTTTGTTTTGCAGTTTGGGCAATGCGAGACTGTATCGTAGTTTGGTTCATGCACTACGCTTCCTCCATGACTTGATCTATTTCCAAGCACAAACCTTTAAGGCTGTTGGCGACTATTGTTTTATGACCATCTTTATTAGCAAACCAATTGACCATGTTATACATACCGGGTTTTGAGCTGTGGATTAGCCACCCTTGGTATTCCCAAGGCTGGCGTAGATCACCTTTGCGGCGTGACTTTTTAAATTTAGGTTTCATCAAGCTGCCTCCTCCATTTCATTCAAAGCACGGGTCAAGGCTCGCTTGATACGCTTTGCTCTATCTGGCAAGATCAATGCGTCCAATCCTTCGATCAGCCATTCGAGCTCTTGCTCTGTGACTGAGACTTGAATTGATGGTGTTAGGTATGTTCCACCATCGATATTTTTTTGTTGGATAAACCGCATCACGCTGCCTCCTTTTTTCTGAAGGCAGCATAAAGATCTCTGGCCGCTTCATGCCAAGACTTTTTGGTGACTGGGCTTTCGCCTCTGACGTGATGCCAAGTTGGGGTATCGCGTGTTGTGCCACATGGAGCTGTTGTGGTCTTATAGATTTTGCCGATCACGATGTAATGATCCTCACCGTAACGCTTCCAGAGGATAAGACCCTCTGCGTATTCTCCAGATCCTTCGACGCGGCATCTGATGTCGAAGCCATTCTTTTTGTATTCCATTCTGCGTATAGACATTTTGTTTCCTCTCTCTCTACAACCAACATATATGACATCTGGAACATATTACAAGTGTCACAGATAAAATTAATTACATTTAATGCATATTAATTGCAGTGACCCCGACTGCATTAAATAACCTAGCCCAAACCCCTTATTCTTATAGTATATATATATATTATATATATTTATTACATTATTACTTACTACCTTCCCTCCCCCCTCTGGGAGAGACACATGGGGCCACCCACAGGTACTAATACTGTGCTGCATTATTGCAATAAATACATTAATTGTTAAGGCATTGTTTTTCATACTAAAAACCCCAATATTTACGAATGCAATAAATACTGCAATTAAAAGTCTGGCTCACCATTCTCATCGAACTGTGGCTTTCTATAAGTGTATTGGCTGTAAGGAGTTGGATCTGGGGTGGTAATCTTCTTACTCACCACACCCAGAGCCTCCAGCTCTCGAACCATGTACGCAGGCATTTCGTTCATGGTCTGCGCTCCACAATATATTTGGTTTCTTTGTTTGGCTTGGATGCCCAGACCGTCCAAATGAAATCCATTGTGGCGCTTTGTCCACGCTCTGGAGACATGGCTGGCCTCCACGTCATGGCCATCACTGCCATTGGGCCCGTGTCCATGAACAGCCGTCTGCGCTTTTCAGCGTGCCAAAATGTTGACTTGGTAAGCATTGCAAACGGCACTTTCTTTTCGGCTGATCGCTCAATAAAGTTGGATGCCAGTCTAAATGGTGGGTTGGTAATGATGGCATCACAGGCGCATTCTGCGTTCAGAAAGTTCATGTTGCTTTCGCCATACCCCCGATCATGTAGATCCGAAGATACCACTCTGAAGCCTCGCAGCTCCAATACTTTTGAGATCGCACCATCTCCGCAGGCTGGCTCCCAGATGCGCCGACCTCTGAACAGCCACTCAAATCTATTGAGCAGCGCGATGGTGCATTCGGGTGGGGTGGCATAAAAATCGGCAGCGTTGCGATTATTTTTGGGCGACTTTCCCCCGATGATAACTGATGACTTCATTTTGACAGCTCCCCTCCACATGCCATGTAGCCAGCCCCATCAATCCAATTGTCTTTATTCTTGGGATTTGATTTGGCTCTGGCAATTTTCAGGAGCGCCATCATTGCCCCAACTTCATGCGGTTTTATCAGGGTATCCAAATAAATTGACCAAAGATTTGCGATGGCAGTCAGATTGTTTTCCATGTCTCCATGAGTAGCTGCCCGATCTTTCGTGACATATTCTTTGGCGGTGTCTAAAATTTCTGCTCTGTTCATTTCTCTCTCCTTAGTGTTGTGGTGGTGCGAAGTAGGCAAATCTGGCCCGACCTTTTTGGCCCTCATTTGTCTGGCGATATTCTATGCCGCGATCTTCTTGCAGTGCCGCGAAGACTTCTTTGCGCCGTCTTGGTTCCATATTTGCGAATGCCGAAACTGTGCGTGATATTTGGCTTTCGGTAATTCCAGCCAGCCCAGACTTTTCAATCTTGGAGTAAACGGCCTTGCAGCAGGAATCGAATGGACCTTCGGCCATGTTCGAGCGGAACATCTCAATGGTTTGCTTGGCATAGTAATCGACATAATCGATTGACCACTGCATTGCATCTGCCCCGATTTCATCTTGGCCCATTGACCGGGATATGATCAGAGACAGGCGCATGGCGATTTCGCGTGATCGATTGTACATGGCCTCCAATCCTGTGCCTGTCTCTCGCCTGATCGCGTCCACCAATTTCTCTTCGTATGATCTGAGAAGTGTCTCAGCCTCGACAGTAAACGGCACGTCGATTGGATGTGGCGGCATGTCATGTGCGTTACCCAAATCCAGATCACCGATTTGTGCGTGTGCATGTTCCTTCGACCATGCTGCCAAACGCTCTGAGATATTTGATCTGCGCTTTTTCTGAGATAGCTGCACTCCGATCTCTGACTTCACAATAACGAATCGGTTTAAAAGACCAGAAGCAACATCACCTCCACCAATTGCCTGCATAAACTCTGATGGTGTGGACATTCCGACAAGTGTCAGACTGGGTCGCTTTACGACCTTTTCCAACTTCTCAGCTTCGGATGCCTTCATGGTGTTGGTGGCGTAACCTTGCTGGCGCAGTGTACCATCCTGACGGCCAAAGCATTCCATGATCGATGTTAGGGCGTCTGCCTTATGCTGGTTTCCTTTGGCGGCTGCTGACTTGAGCTGGCGTCCAAGTTCATCGACCACAGAAACATGGGTGGGCTTTTTTGTCAGAGTTGATATGACCCCAGCAGCAGACGTGTAGCCTGCTGGACCGATTAGTTCATCCAGACCAGACGCCTCCAGCAACTCTTCAAGAACAGTCTTAGTATGCTCTTTGCCCGATCCTGTCTCACCAATGTTCAGAAAGTATAGGCTGGAAAAGTTTCGCTGATCTGTTACCCAGCGCCTGCCCATGACCACAGATCCATATGCTATGGCTGCTTGAACTGCGAATTGTGGCTGTGGTTTGATTGCCGTGACCGTG